GGGCGTCGCGGCGTCGGATGCCCGCTGTACCGCGATGGATCTGGCCGCAGCAAGATCCACGGCTTTGGGGGACAGCCCCCACCGCACTCCGGAGCCGAAGTCGAGCCAGAGGGTCCCGATGTAGTTGTCGGGGCCGTAGAAGATCGCTTGTCCGAAGGCGTCCGTGGTGACGATGGTGATGCCCGCGCCGGACATGTTCTGAAGGTCGGTTATCTGGGAGCCGCCGGTACGCGCGTTGTACACATTCGCCGTAGCGTTGATATACGGGACACCGGTGGGCTTGATGATGTCACCATCACCACCCCCGCCATAAATGAAACGCGTCATCACATCCCCTTAGGCGCCCGGAATGACAACGCCGTCAAGACCCACCCAGTTGGTGGCTACGCCGGATCCCATGAAGCAGATGATGCTGCCGCTGGAGTTCACGGAGATTTTCACCGTTCCGGGCGGGCTTCCCGTGCCGGAAACGGACATGGTGCTGGTGCCTTCGAAATACGGCTGATAGGTGGCGACCTGCACCGCTGCCGGAAGTGTGCCCAGGGTGGTCGAGTTGGCGATGGTGCTGCCGTTGACGGTCGCGATGTTGCCCCACAGGGCCCACGTGTTCGCGGCCGAGTTGTACACCGCTACCGGGTTCTTGCCGTTCGTGGCCTGGAATCCGTCGGCCAGGGGGATGGCCACGGGGGTGGGGGGGACGGGAGCCGTCCACACGGTGGACCACGACGCGGTTCCCACGTCGGAGGTCTTCACGTAGAGGCCGAGCGCGGTGCCGCCGGTCTCCACGACGCAGACGACGCCTGCGGGGGCGTTGAAGAACTTGCTGTCCCGGTCGGAGGTGGATGAGGCAGTAAGGATGAGCCGGGGGTCCATGACCGCGACTAACTGGGATAACCAGTAGGGGACGTCGTTGTTGCCTGCGGTATCGGGTACGGGAAGCCCGGATAACGCGCTGTTTACTGCTCCCACCGGTTTCCTCCTTTACTGTCGATCAACTATACCGATTAAACGGCTAGAAAGCCGCCCGAGGTGGCGCTGAAAATCGCGTAGCTGGCTTGCCACGGGCTGGTGGTCACGGGCTGGACGGCAAATCCCTTGATGGTCGGAGTTGCGGCCTTTATCGCGGTGAGCCAGTCTGCCGGTAGGGGGATCATGCGCATTTCCCCGACCTCCAGGCGGAACATCACCGTGGAAAAGGACGCCGTATCCAAAGTGATGGGTGTGGTGCCGGAAGGCAGGGTGTTGTAGTTGTGCGGGCACAGCTGGAGGTTCACGGCTTCCCGCTGCCCGTGAGGGACGTTGCTGCGGGAGACGGCCACCGACAGGGACGACTTACCGGCCGCGCCGCTGGTGAGGGAGTTGGAGGTGCCGTTGTAGTAGGACCAGGCCAGCAGAACGGCCCGGTCCCCGGTCGCGCCCGTGGTACCCACGTAGCCCTCGTAGCCAGGGTCGTAGAAGCCCCGCAGGGTCATGGTGTCCGTGTTGTACAGGGAGTACCCGGAGTTCTGGGTTTTGGGTCCGGTGGCGGAGACGTCGGGGCCGCCGATGCGTCCGAGGACCACCCAGGTGTTGCTGCCCAGGTCGAGCACCTGGACCACGTCCCCCACAGTGCGGCCGGTGTAGGAGGCCAGGCAGGGGATGCCGAACATGTGGGCGGTGCCGTAGCTGAGGTTGACCAGTCCGTCTTCCCGGTAGGCGGAGACGGTGGCGCGCAGGGTTTTGACCGCCCGCCCGTCACTGGTGAGCTTGGAGAGCAAGGTAGCTGCATCAGACACTGACGGATATCTCCTGTTTCGTGCTGCGCGTGGTGTAAGAGGCTGTGCCGGAGGCCCACGAGTAGCTGATGGAGTCCACCAGGTGGTTTTCCAGGCGCCCGTCTTCCCGGGTGATCTCGACCACGTCCCCGGCTTCCTGGGCGGGGTGGAACCGGCTGCTGAAGGCGACGGTCTTGGACTCGCCCACCAGGTCCGCCAGGATGGCGTGCCCCACCTGCCAGGCCTGCCGGTTGGAGGTGATCAGCGGCGAGTCGTACCGGTAGGGCTTGACTCCGAACCGTCCCGCCAGCTCCGGGTAGTTGATGGGGTCCGGCCCGGCGTAGGTGACGCTGTTGGGGTCGTCGTCCCACACGAAGACGGGGCCCACGGGAGACCCGCCGTCCGAGGGGGTTCCGGTGACCACGATCAAGTTGAAGACGCCCTGGCGGTCGTAGGAGAACGTGGACGACAGCTTGGTCTGGGAATCCTCGGAGACGGCCCATACGGGGGCGTTGGCCAGTGAGGGGCGCGGGACGAAGGAGAATGCCCCTGAAGCGTCGCAGAGGGCGTCTGCGGCCAGGGCGGTGGCCACGGAGGAGTCGTTCGCCTGCCCGTGCACCACAGACCAGCGGTCGCTGTCCACGGTCATCGTGGCCATTGCTGCGTTGTAGGCCAGGCGGGGATCCCACAGGAACCGGGCGTCCGGGACCGCCTCGGTAATCAGTTTCTCGGACTGCCTGCGCATGGTCATGGCCCGGTTGTCCGGCAGGTTGCGGGCGACCGGGAACGTGGAGTCGATCACGTCCTGTTCGAAGGAGGACCCGGTGATGGCGATGTTGTTGCGGTTCTCCACGGCCGACGTGACGGAGTACAGGCCTGCCGGTAAGTACTCCGGAGAGGACCCCAGATAGGAGACGGCCAGCCGGAGGCGCAGGCGGCAGCCGTAGGGGTGCAGCCCCTCGTAGCTGACGGGGACGGTCTTTTCGATGGTGCCGTTCAGGCTCCAGCGGACGGTGCTGGTGCGGTCCTGGTTGTGGCTGCCGCTGATGACGGTCAGCGGGTACCAGTGGACCCAGTCCGGGGACCACTCCAGCACCGGCTTGATCGTCAGGGGGGTGCCGTCGATGAGGGACCGGCGCAGCCGTTCGGAGTGCGCCAGCATCAGATGTTCTCCAGGCTCATGTTGTCGGCGTACATGACCTGTCCCACGGCAGTGGAGGTGGCGCGGATCACGGGGGTGACGAACGCTGCTCCGGTGATCGGTGTGGCCTGGATGACCACCTTGGTCCACAGGTTCGGGGTGAGGGTCACCTGAAGGCCCCACTCGTTCAGTGAGTCGCTGTCGAGATAGGTTCCAGCGCCGTCCTTCCAGTCCAGTTGGAGGCTGACCGGCAGGCCCACCGCGCTGTAGATCCAGGCGGTGAACGTGTACTTGGTGCCCTGGGTGACGGAGTACAAGGGCCGGGCGTAGGCGCCGAATTCGCCGGGGAACGTGGTGCAGGTGATCTTCAGGGAGTGGCTGCCCCGGTAGGCCTGGTCGGCGGACCACGCGATGTCGGTGTTGGTGGGCAGGGTGAGCCACTGCGAAGCGTCGGTGTCCAGGTCGGACGTGTTGGAGTCCATCAGGTTGCCGCCCTGCACCGAGTCGAACGGCATCGTGGACGGCACGTCACTGAACAGCGGGTACTGCTTGGTGTAGGCGCCGAGCGTGTACACCGGGTTCATGGCGGTCTGCCCGTACGTGTTGGGCCGGGCCACCTCGGTAAGGCCCAGCTGCCAGGCGTAGATGCCCACCCCGAGCCGTGCGGACTGTGCCGCGTAGGAGACGTCGTCCACGGTGAAGTAGCCGTCCGGGCGTTCCCAGGAGGACGACTTGCGCATGATGACGCTCTGCTGCAACAGCGTCTGCATGGCCTTGAATTCGTCCTCCCCCATCGTGAGCACGGTGATCTGGGTGGCGAGCCCGTTGCGGGCGTCCGGGGTCACCGCCGGGTAGGGGCTACCCAGAACGACCTGCTTGTCACTGCGGCCGTTGTAGCTGCCTGCCAGGGAGGCGGCGCTGCGGACCTGCATGGAGGCGCCGGGGTCCTCCAGGTTGACCAGCCACATGTCCGGTGCCTGCATGCCGCCGGAGGGCGCACTGGTGACGATGGAGGCGGACGCGGAACGGACACCGGTGGTTCCGTTGGCGTCGATGGGGACGGCGTAGTAGGAGACAGACTGCCCCAGGGGGGCTTCCTGGTCGTACAGCCACCCCTTTCCGGCGTAGTTGATGTAGGGGTCTCCCCCGCGCACGGTGTACTCGGTGCCGTCCGCATTGCGGCGGTAGACCGTGCACTGGAAGGGGTTGGACCAGGAGGCGAGGTCGCTGCTGTAGTCGATTTTCAGGCGGACGCCGCCGTAGGCGGGGTCGTCAATGGCGCGGATCCGCCCGTCGAATGATGTGGCGTCCTTGGTGTCCGGGGTTACCGGGGTGCTGATAGGAACGACTACAGGCACGTCACTTCTTCTTTCCTGCGCGGGCCACGACTGTCGTCAGCTTCTCTTCGGCCACCTTTTCCGTGTATGCCCTCATGGTGTGGCCGTCCACCTTCAAGATGATTGTATGAGGCGCCTTTACCGTTACCGAAGTATGGGCGAGAACGTTGGATTCCCGCTTCAGCTGACTTAATCCGTAGGCGTCGTCGGCGGCCGAATCCGCGTACTTGCTGCTGACCTTTTCCAGCTCGGAATACTGCTTGTTCAAGTTGGCCGCGTCCGCCTTGGTGGTGGTGCGGGCCAGGGACTGCGCGAGCGCGCCGCCCTGCTCGGGGCCCATGGCCGCGATCTGCTGGATGAGCGCCTGGGACAGGCCCAGTGTGGCCAGGGTGTGCAGGTTCTTCTGGAAGTCCTTGATGGCCTTGATCTTGTTCTGGATCTGCTGAGCGAATCCGGCGGCCCGATTGCCGGTCAGGCTGGACAGCTGCCCGGTCTGGACAGCCGTGTCGTAGTAGTTGTTCCGGGCGTCCGTGGCGGTCTGGATCTTTGCGTCTATCTTCGCCTTCTGGGTGTTGATCCAATCCTGGATGTGCTGGCGTTCCGCATCGCGTGCCTTCTTGCGGGCGTTGGCGAGAGTGTCGGCGTCCTTGCGTTCTTGCGACACGTGGTTGTAGGCGGACTGGTAGCGCTTCTTGTCCAGGTTCAAAAGCGTGTTGTCGTTCTTGATTTCCCGGTTCAGGCGGGCCGTGGCCTGGGCGTACTTCGCCATTTCCGCCTTCGCCTTTTTCTGTTCGGCGTAGCTGGTGGCGTTCAGGTAGGCCTTGTGGGCTTCGTCGTACTTCTTCTGCGCCGCGTCGCGGGCCTTCGTGTCCCGGTCCAGCTCGCTGAAGTCATGGCGGACGTGGCCGAGCTGCTTCTCCCAGGTCCGGTGGCGGGAGGTACCGGAGGCGTAGCCGCCGAGGCCACCGAGGATGCCGTCCCGGAGCATCTGCATGGAGTCGCGGTTGTTGTAAACGGTCTCCCCACCGTGGAAGCGGACCAGCTCGGGCCCGCGTTCGCCGACCCAGGCCAGACCCGGGGCAGCACCGGAGGTGCCGGTCCAGTAGCCCTTGGGGGCCTTGTGGGCGTTGGCCTGCTGGACATTGCTGATGTTTCCGTACACCGCGACGATGTAGCGGATTGCAGCCGCAACGTTTGCAACGGGGTCGGTGATTGAGCGTCCGCGCAGGCTGGACGGCACATATGCCTGGAACGTGGACGGAATCGTTTGCGCGAGACCCTGAGACGGGTGCCCCGCCTTGGCGTTGGAGTCGGTCCTGTTGATCGCGTTCGGGTTCCAGCCGGATTCCCTCGTGATCAGCGTGTTGAGGCCTGCCTCCCACTGCTCCTTCGTGCCGGGCGGCGGGACACCGGCCGCCTTCAGGGCTGCGTCGATGATGGCCAGGTGCTGCCCCGTCGGAATGACGCCGCCGACAGACTGGGCCTTCTTGTCCTGCTTGTGGATGAAACCCTTGATCCACTCGATCGGCTGCTTCATCCCATGGTTGGCGAGGCTGTCGAAACCGCCGTCGTCGGGGATGAACTTGTTGATGGCCCTCTCGGCGGTGTTGAGCATCGGGTCGACCACCACACCCAAGGCGCCCAGGGCGGCGTTCTCCAGGGCCCCTACGGTCTTGTTGGCCACCTTCTTCAGCCCGGACCCCACGGAATCAAAGAAGCCGCCCAGGCCGAAGTTCCCGCTGTCGTTGGCTCCCTGGACCGGAGCCCCGCCGTGCAGGGCGGAACGGAACCGCATGACGGCCTGCTGACCGCCCATGGCCGCCACGTCCTCCCGGGTGAGCACGTGCTCGTCCGGCATAAGCATCGCGTGGACGGAGTCCCTGCCCGGCGTGGAACCGGCGGTGTGCGGTACCGGACCACCGGCCGCGAAGTGCGGGATCTTGTCCGTGTTGATTTTGCCGAGCGGGTTCTTCATGTGGACGAAGCTGGAAAGTTTGTCCATCACCCAGTAAATGGCGTCGTTCCAGACGTATCGGGCAACCAGGTAGATAGGTGAACCGATCGTCTTCTTGACGCCGTCCCAGACCTCGCCGAGTCCTTCCTTGGCCGCCTTGAAAGCCCCGACCAGATGGTCCTTCATGGTGCTGCCCCAGCCGGGGATGGTCTTGGTGAACAGCGTGCCCATCGGGGAGAACACGTCCCGCTTGACGCCCGACCAGAAGCTGCTGAAGAAGTCCCCGATGCCGTTGAACACCGGCTTGAGATGGTTCTTCCACAGGCTTTCGGCCGCGCCCGCCACGGCGTCCCATGCGGGCTTCAGGATGTGGGTCCAGGCCCACTTCATCCCGCTGAGCAGGCCGTTCCATCCGTCTTCGATCCAGCCGAAGACCGGCTTCAGGGCGTGCTTCCACAGCCAGACGGCGGCTTCCTCTACGTGATCCCAGGCGGGCTTCAGGATGTGGCTCCAGGCCCACTTCATGCCGGTGACCAGGCCCTGCCAGCCCAGCAGGATCAAGCCGAAGAGAGGCTTGAGCACGAAGAGCCACAGTGCCTTGAAGGCCGCCGCCATGATGACGATCATGGAGCCGACGAATCCCCAGTAGATCTTCCAGAGGATCTTGCCCAGGGTCTCGAACCCCGACCCGATGGCGTGGAAGATCGGCTTCAAGTGGTTCTTCCACAACGACTCGGCGCCGCCGACCAGGGCGTCCCAGGCGGGCTTGATGTAGTCCGTCCACATCTTCTGCGCCCACTTGCCGACAGCTTCCAGGCCTCCCGCGATCCCGTGGAATATGGGCTTGAGCCAGTCGTTCCACGCGTGCAGGGCGAAATCCTTGATGGCCCCCCATACGGTCTGCCACAGCTGCTGGAACCAGGTTGTCTTGGTGGCGATCAGAAGGATGACGCCGACCACTACTACACCGATACCGATGATTACGGTGATCGGTGAGGCGTACCAGACGAAGTTCAAAATGGCCCAAGCGGTGCTGACGCCTTCGATGAGCCCGGCGAGGAAACCCCAGACAGCGATGGCCGCGTTCCAGCCGAGCACCGCGATCTTCCACGCGATCATGGCGTCCGCGATGGCCCGAATGGTGCCCGGCGGCAGCGCGTTGACGATGTCCACGATCGCCTTCGACGTGATGCCGATCATCGGGGCCAGCGCGACCGCCACATCGGAAAGCGACTGGAAGATCTCCCCGAACGCCTTCACGGCAGCGGGCTTGATGCTGCCCACGGCTGAGGCGATGTCCCCGATGATCCCGGACAGGGCGTCCGCGTTCGGCTGCCCGGTACCGCTCAGCAGGTCCCAGACGTGCTTGACCAGGTCGATCAGGCCCAGGAAGATCGGCTTGAGCTGGTGCCAGGACTGGGTGAACTTGACCCGGAACCGTTCGGCGCCTCCGCTGTCGGCCCACCTCGCGACCCGGTCCCCCAGCTCCTTGAACCAGCCGGACATCTGCACGGCCATCGGACCGAACGCACGGACCAGATCGCCGCCTGCGGTCAGGAACCCCTTCAACCCCAAGATCATGTTCTTGACGATCGGGACACCGTAGGTGCGCAGGAAGTTGACGAACTCCGTCAGTCCCCCGCCGGACATCCACTTCTTCAGGCTGTCCGCCACGCCCTGGACAAGAGGAGCCAAGTCCTTCACCAGCGGGATGAACTTCGGCAGCGCCGCCGTGGCCCCCTGAATCACCGTGACAACCGGCTTCAGCGTGTACTGCTCGGTCGCCCCGATGAACTTCTGCCAGGCCCCTTGCACCTGCCCGATGGAG